ATGAACTTCTTAATCTTGACAATGATATATTAGAATCCTTAATACCTGATCTTGATAATGAAGTAATTGATTTTCTGGAAAAGATGCAAGAAGGTGGTTTATTACCAGAACTTAAAATGGCAGGCAGAACATCTTCACAACGAAAACAAAAAGCTAAACAAAACTATAGAAAAAATAAAGCTAAAATATTGATAAGTAGAAAAAAATTAAGAAAAACAGGTAAAGCAAAAGTAGAAAAAAAGAAAAGAAAAATAATGGCAAGAGGAAGTAAAACTTTAACAGGTAAAAGAAAGGTAAGATATCATGGATAATATTAAAAAAATATCAAAAATAATTAATGATAAGTTTGGTAGTAGTGGATCATTAGGACTTTGGTCATCTTATGATGCAGATGAAAAAATTATTTCAATATCATCAAAAGATAAAAAAGATATGAAAAAAGTTCAACAATGGATTAAAAAAAATCTTAAAGATATAAAATTAGAATTTACTAAATCCCCAAATGGTATGGAAAATTTGATTATTATGTTTCCAAGATCATGGTCAAATGAAAATAATAGTATAATAGGAAAAATAGATTTTTTCTTAATGTATAAATAAAAGGAGAGTTAACATGAAAAGAAAAGAGTATTTAGAAAGGGCCATGAGTGAAGAGCATATGGTAGGTTTTGATAATTCTGATAAAATATCATTTGATGATGTAGCAATAAACCTTATAGAATCCCTTGATATGGAAACATTAACAGAAGAACAAGGAGAATTAGTAGGTGAACTCTTTGATATAATAGAATTTGAAAATAATCTTAATGAAGGAGAACTTTTAGGAGATGCGGCTAAATTAAAAAGAACAAAACCTTCAGAAAAAAGAACTCATAAAGTATTCTATAAAAAACATAAATCTAAGATAAAAAGAGCTGCAAAGAAGTATAGAAAAAGCGCTGCTGGTAGAAAACATGCCAAATTATCTAAGAGAAAATCTAAGATGGGTAGAACAGCTACAGGTAAGAGAATAACAAGAAGAACCTAAACAAATTATAAAGAATTCTCATTAGAGAATAAAAACAACAAAGGAGGACATATAAATGTCAGCACAAACAGAACAAAATTATAAAACGGATATAGTAAAAACGGTTGTAAATAACTCAGCACCAACATCAGCAGATTATAAATACCGTATAGGAACAATGTGGTTGAACACCATAGCATCATCAGCAAGTAGATTATACATTTGTATAGATAATGAAGCTTCTGCAGCAGAATGGTTTCAAATTAATGTTGATGCAGTAATAACATAACTAAATTCCTTATAGATTAATATGTTCATAAAGAAGCATAAACATAATCAAGGACAATTTATACCTAAATTTCCCAAAAAGTATGTGGGATCTTATCCTATTGTTGTAAGATCCCACTGGGAGAGATTAATGTGTCAATGGTTGGATTGTAATGATGGTGTGGTTGAATGGTCAAGTGAAAGCATAACTATACAATATTACGATCCTGTACAAAAGAAAAAACGGAGATATTATCCGGATTTTTTTGCTAGGATGAAAACCCAAAAAGGAATTAGTGAATATGTTATAGAGGTAAAACCTCATAAAGAGACCAAACCTCCGAGTAAAAAAGGTAAGAAATCGGCGAAAACAAAATTATATCAAGAAGCAACCTATCTTACAAATATTGCTAAGTTTAAGGCTGCTGAACTGTGGTGTAATAAAATGGGGTATAAATTTAAGGTACTTACAGAAAAGCAGATGTTTAGAAAAGGTAAAAAATAATGGGACTTAGAAGGGTTTATAAAAAGAGATTTAAAGGCATAGTAATGAAGACTGGACATATATATACCTTTAACTATCAGGCTTTCGAAAATGACCCAAAACCTACAATAGTTTTAATGTATGCCATAGAAGGAATACATGCAAAAACAGGACATCAATGGCGACTATTTCAAGGAATCAATTTTTCCTATGTTCCAAGAGCTATAAGAAAACAATTTGCAAGAGATTGGGTTAGAGAATTTGAAAGAACTAATGGTAATCCAAAATTTACATGGGAAACTGTAAAGAGAAGGTACCCCCAATTAATGCCTGCTACAAGGAGATATTTTTTTTCACCTAATTACTATATTACAAAGTTACAAGAAGTACCAATTGATAAAATAGAAAGTGCGATAGTATCAACATGGTCAAAAGATTTTAGCAAAAAGGTAGTATCTTCTTTAATAAGTAAATATAGAAAGATAATGGGAAGAAGAAAAGGGAGATAAATGAGAACTTATCAGACACTAAATAAAGGTGAAATTAGAGCTGTTGAACTTACTATAAGAGATAAAGACGGACAAAGTTTTACTCCTTCTGGTGCATATGCTGAAATTTCAAAAGATGGTGGTACGATAGTATCCGAACAAGCAGCATCAATAAATGGTAATAAAATATATATAACTATAGGATTACTAGTAACATCAACTATAGGTGAGTATAGTATATACTGGAGAATTTTAAAAGATTCTTATACATATTATCATATCACAAATTTGACAGTAGTGGAGTTATAATGGATGTAATAACTTCTGAAACTTTAAATTTTGAAATAACATCCACAGAATTAAAATTTGTTGAAACTTCTAGAATTTTGAATTTTGAAATAACAAGTGAAGATTTAGGGTTTAAAAACTCATCCGAGTTTTTGAATTTTGAAATTAAAACGTATATTGGGGATTATTAAATATGGCATTTTATGATGGGTGGTTTTCTAAAAAAGAAAAAAAGATTGACGAAGCTATAAAATCTTTTGAAAATAAAGGTGATAGCTCTCCCGAGAAAGTAAGGACCATGATGGCCCAAAAGGGTGAAGGTGTTGAGGATATCTATAACGTACAAGGATTCGGAAATGTAGGTATTCAATCTTTTAATAGTTTTTATGATAGACATATAAACAAAAATTATGAAAATGAGATAGAAAAAATATACGGCTATAGACAAATGGCGGAACAAACAGAAATTGGAGATGTTGTAGAAGATGCTACAAATGAATCTACAATGGAAAATGATGCTGGTAAAACATTTCAACTCGATATAATAGATCCAGAACTTGCAAAAAATGATAACATAGTTAGAAATATTAATAATGAGTTTAATGATTTATTTTATGAAAAAATACATATAGAAGATCATATATGGGATTTTTTTAGAACTTTTTTTATAGATGGTAGATTATATTTTGAAAAATTAATTGATACAAGACGACCAAAGAAAGGTATTATAGGTATTAAAAAACTACCTTCTGAAACAATGGATTATCTATATAGTCCTGTAACTAATAAAATTAAATTTTTTTTCCAATATCTCTCAAGTCGCCCAGTAAGACCTAAAACAATAGAAGAGGCGGTAGAAAGAAAAGATTTAGTAGTATTCAATCCTGAGCAAATAAGTTTTTTAAATTATGGTATTTTTGGTAAAAGTAAACATACAATATTTGGATATCTTGAAAAGGTAAAGATACCTTATAATACATTAAAATTATTAGAAACATCTGTTGTAATATACAGAATTGTAAGAGCTCCTGAAAGACTTGTTTTTCGTATAGATACTGGTAATATGCCAAGAGATAAAGCTCTTAAATATGTTGAAAAGATTAAACAGAAAATGACTAAAAAACAAACTTATGATCCAGCTTCTGGAAAACTATCACACTCACCAGAGATTATGAGTTTATTAGAAAATTATTATATGCCTCAATCCGCTGAAGGTCGTGGTAGTCAGATAGATACTGTTGGTGGAGATGCCAAAGGGTTTACAGAATTAGATGACCTTTATTACTTTGCAAGAAAAATGTATAGAGCATTAAAATATCCTATGTCAAGAGTAACCGCTGGTGAAGAAAATAGATCGGCAGATATAATGTTTGGTGGTAGTAACACAGCAGAGATAACAAGAGATGAAGTAAAATGGTCTAGGTTTCTTGAAAGACAACAAAATAAATTTTGTAAAGAGTTTACAAAATTATTTCTTTTACATTTAGAGTTTAAAGGTATTAAAGATCAATATGGTTTAAATGATAAGAAAATTAGATTAAAAATGAATCCTCCATCAAATTATAAAGAGCAAATGGAGCAAAACTTTATGGAATCAAGGTTCAGTAATTATACTATGATGGCAGATAGAAATGAATTTAGTAAATATTGGTTAATGAAGAAATATTTGAAGTATAGTGATGAAGAAATTAAAGCAAACGCAGATGGAAAAGAAAAAGATAAGAAACTAGGTTTTAAAGAAGAAGAGAGTTTTTAGATTAAATATAAATAAGTATAAGGAGAACATGTAGTTATGGCAATAAATAAAGAACAAATAAGAAAAGCATTAGATCATTTTGAGAATGATGAATTTACAGATGCTAAAGATATTTTATCAAAAGAGGTAGCATCATCAAGAGATGAATTTCTTAAAGATAAACTAGATCTTAAAAAAGACGTAAATGAGGAAACAGAATATCAAAAATTTTTTAAAAGTAAATTAAAAGAATTTGGTGTTAGTTCACCCGCTGAACTTAAAGATGATGAAAAGAAAAAATTCTTTGATGAAGTAGATGCAGAATACAAAGGTAAAAAAGAAGAGGATTAATCGGAGGTAAAAATATGAAACTGATAAC